GAAAGTTTATAGCAGCATCAGTATGGGATAATCCGTATCTCACACAAGATCAGAGTTATGTTGCTATGTTGGCATCACTACCAGAAGTAAAACGTAAACAGTTTCTGTATGGTGATTGGGATGTAGTAGATGAAGGAGCATTTCCTGAGTTTGATAAGACAACGCATACGTGTGATAGTTTTGAGATACCTAAAGGTTGGACAAGGATAAGATCAGCAGATTTTGGATATGCAGCACATTCAGCAATATTGTGGGGTGCTGTAGATTTTGATGGATGTTTGTGGATATATAGAGAGTTGTATGTAAATCGTTTGACAGCAGATAAGTTAGGTCAGATGATTATGGAAGTAGAAGTTGACGATGGTAGAATACAGGATGCATTACTAGATAGTTCATGTTGGGCTAAGAGAGGTGATGTAGGTCCATCAATAGCAGAGACAATAAATAAAGAAGGATGTAGATTTAGGCCATCAGATAGATCACCAGGATCTAGAGTTGCAGGTAAGATAGAATTACATAAGAGATTGATGATTGATGAAGATACAGATGAGCCTAAGTTAAAGATATTAAAGAATTGTAAGAACCTGATCAGTCAGATAGCAGCATTACCAGTGGATGCTAGAAACCCTGAAGATGTTGATACTAAGTCTGAAGATCACTTATATGATGCACTAAGGTATATGATAATGTCTAGACCTACGAATATAAGGGTAGCGTATGAGAATACACCCAAACATCGTTACCAAGCATCGGATGCTACGTTTGGGTATTAGATGTTTTGGCCTTACATTGCAATGATAGTTGGATTAGTACTTATCATTGGAGTGTTTGTATATAGTCATTGGTATTGATATGAAAAAACCTAGAAATTATAAAAGAGAATATGTTAGCACTCAAGGAACTGCTAAAGGTAAACTAGATAGAGCAGGTAGAAATAAAGCTAGAAAGATGTTAAAACCTCCGAAAGGTATGGAGGTACATCATAAAAATGGTAATCCTAGAGACAACAGGAGAAAAAATCTAGCAGTTGTATCAAAGAAATTAAATAGAACCTTGCAGCCAAAAAGGAAAAAATATGGTAGACAAAAATGAACTAAGTGCATTAGAAGATGCTGATGCTGAAGAAGAAACCTACGATAATTTAGTTAGTTATGTCAAGGGTAGATATGAACGTGCAAGAACTAGAAGATATACGGATGAAGAAAGATGGGTACAGGCATATAGAAACTATCGTGGGTTATATGGTCCTGATGTTCAGTTTACCGAAACAGAAAAGTCAAGAGTATTTATTAAAGTAACCAAGACTAAAGTACTTGCTGCGTATGGTCAACTTATAGATGTTCTATTTAGTCAAAATAGATTTCCTATTGGTATAGAACCTACAGCATTACCTGAAGGTGTATTAGATACTGTTAATGTAGATCCAAAAGAACGAGAACAGGAAGACGCATTAGAGCAAATAAAAAATCAATATGGTTATGTTGGTGATGGTTTAGATCTAGAACCTGGCACCACCACAGATATGCTTAAAGAAATGCTTGGTCCTCTAAAAGAAGACCTAGAAGAATTAGAAGGTCTTAAAGAAGGACCAGGACAAACACAATCTGCTATAACATTCCATCCCTCTATGGTTGCAGCTAAGAAGATGGAAAAGAAAATCAAAGATCAGCTAGAAGAATCTTCTGCAACTAAACATCTAAGACACTCTGTATTTGAGTGTGTATTGTTTGGTACTGCAATAATGAAAGGTCCGTTTGCTGTAGACAAAGAATATGCAAACTGGGATGAAGAAGGTGAGTATGACCCAATCATCAAAACAATACCAAAGGTAGAATATACTTCTGTGTGGGATTTCTATCCTGATCCAGATGCATTTAATATAGAAGATGCTACGTATACAATTGAACGCCATCGTTTAACTAGACCACAACTAAGAGCATTGAAGAAACGTCCTTTCTTTAGATCTAAAGCTATAGAAGAAGCTATTGGTTATGGTGAAAACTATTCTCAGGAATGGTGGGAAGATAGTATACAGGATGCTGAAACTGCTTCTGACTTTGGAAACGATGGTCATTCTGCTGGTAGTGGATCAGGTGATGTAGAACGCTTTGAAGTACTAGAGTTCTGGGGTACAATAGATAAAGACATAGCGACACTACAGGATCTAGAAATACCAGAGAAGTATATCAATGATGATGAGATACAGATTAACTGTTGGGTATGTAACAACCAGATACTAAGATTTGTTATCAACCCATTCACACCTAAACGTATTCCTTACGTTGCAAGTCCATACGAGATCAACCCATATAGTTTCTTTGGTGTAGGTCTAGCAGAGAACATGGATGATACCCAAACGTTAATGAACGGTTTTATGAGATTAGCAGTTGACAATGCTATCTTATCTGGTAATCTATTGATTGAGGTAGATGAAACAAACCTAGCACCTGGTCAAGATCTTACAGTATATCCTGGTAAAATCTTTAGAAGACAAGGTGGTGCGCCAGGTCAGGCTATATTTGGTACTAAGTTTCCAAACGTGTCAAGTGAAAATATGATGTTGTTTGATAAAGCAAGAGTATTATCGGATGAGTCATCAGGATTACCATCGTATTCGTATGGACAAACTGGTGTGCAAGGAACAGGTAGAACTGCATCAGGCATATCTATGTTGATGGGTGCAGCCAGTAATTCAATACGTACAGTAATTAAGAATATGGATGACTATATGTTACGTCCAATGGGTGAAGCAATCTTTGCATTTAATATGCAGTTTGATTTTGATCCAGAGATACGTGGTGATCTAGAAGTAAGAGCTAGAGGCACAGAAAGCTTTATGAAGAATGAAGTTAGATCCCAGCGTCTTATTAGTTTTTTACAGATTGCAAGCAGTCCTGTACTAGCACCATTTGCTAAGTTCCCATACATCATGCGTGAGATAGCAGCAACTATGGATCTGGATGTAGATAAGGTAACAAACAATCCTGAAGAAGCATTTAGACAGGCGTTGTTACTGCAACAGATGCAACAACAAATCGTAGAAGAGAATCCACAACCTCCACAAGGTATTGATCCAACTGGAACAGGTGGTGGTAATATAGGAACTGGTCAAGCACCTGCACCAGGAGAACAAGGATTTGCTACAGGTGGTGGACCCAATGAAGGAACACAACAGCAACAACAACAGGCACAAGCACCTCAAGGTGGTGGACAACAAATACCACCAGAGTTAATGGCTATGCTACAGCAAGGAGGTGGTGGTAATGCTTGACGTTAAAACTGCTAGAGACATTTTACCGTTAGTAAATACACCAGATTTTGAGGAATTATTTAGTTTATACCTAGACTCTAAGAGACATGATGCGCTACGTGTGCTAGAGCAGAGTGATGATGAAGTAGAAATATATAGAGCGCAAGGTGCTATTGCTATGCTTAGAAAATTAAAGTCTATGCAAGTAGAAGTACAGACAGTATTAAAAGGAACTTGATATGGCTACAGCAGTAGAATTACATATAAAAACATTACCTACTTTAGAAGGTACTGTAAAGCATAAAGATTTAAAAAACATTAAAACTTTACCTTATGGTATTGTAAACGATCCAGATAAAAATCCAAGTGCTACTACAAGAAATAAAAAAGCCGCTAAAAGTTTAGGTTATGATTTAAATGATTTAACTATTGATCAGGCAAAAGAAGTTGCTACTAAAATATCAAATGATTTAGATAGAAAATTATCTGAAGATCCAAAAGTAGGAAAAGAGTATTTAAATTTATCAGATAATCTTAAAACATTAGTTATTGATGCTATGTTTAATACTAATTTAGTATATAAAGAATTAATAAAAGCATCTACTACGTATATGTCAGATAAAAATGAAGATACATTATATGATGTAATAAAAGAATCTAGAAGAGTTATAAAAGAAGATGGTAAAACTAAAACAGTTAAAGGATTAGATAACAGAGTAGGTAAATTAGCTACTATGGTAGGAATTATTTCAAATCCTAATGATGTTGCTAAATACGGTTTAGATAAAGTAGATGTATTACCAGAAGATGTAAAGTTAGCTCAAGAATTTACAGAGCAAACTATGTCTGAAACAGACAGAATGTTAGAAGAAGAGAAAATACCAGAACCTACATTAGAAGTAGATCCTGGAGATGAGGAAAACCCTAGAACACAATTAGATTTACCTCCTCAAGCAATAACTCCTAAAGAAAGAGACTTAACAGGTGTAGCACCAGACCCTATAAAAGATGATACTCAAAAAATGTTGATTACTGAAGAGTCACCTAGAAAGTTTAGAGATATTCCTCCACAAGTAGAGTCACCAGAAGATAGAACATTAATATCTACTGAAGAAGATATGGAAGATACACCTACAGGTGACAGTATATTTACTGAGTTCTTTTCTAGTTTAGGTGATGTTAGTGATGAAGATCAGGTATTTGAAGCAGATGAGTTAAACCTTAAAGAAG